GACGATGGAACCGGTATGACTGTGTTTGTGTTGGAGTTAGACTGATGGCTCACGTTCGCAAGCAAATACGCGATGCGGTTGTAACCGCGCTGACTGGATTGACGACAACCGGCTCAAATGTATTCCGCAGCCGGATTTATCCTTTGGAAAAGACAAAGCTGCCGTGTTTGTGTATATTTACAAGAAGCGAGACCACTGAGTTCGACACAATGACGATCAGTCGGTCAACGCAAAGGAATTTAGATATTGCTGTTGAAGCATATGTTAGCGCAACCGCTAACTACGACAACACACTGGACACGATTGCAGTGCAGGTCGAGGAAGCAATAGCAAGTGACGTGACGCTAGGCGGCTTGGCAAAAGATGCACAAGTCACGGCGTTCGAGGCCGATTTTAGTGGTGACGGCGAACAGCCGGTAGCCGTTGGCCGCTTTACCGTGGCTGTGCAGTATCGTACAGCTGAAAATGACGTTGAAACCGCCGCATAAGGAGTTGATCCAATGGCAACACATACAGGCTCAGAAGGAACGGTGAAGCTAGGCACTGTCGGCAGCGACACCGCAATCGGCGAAATCCGGTCCTACACCATCACAGAAAATGCAGACACCATCGAGGACACCACGATGGGTGATGCCAGCCGCACTTACAAAGTCGGCCTGAAAAACTTTTCGGGTTCGGTTGAGTGCTATTTTGACGAAACTGACGCATCGCAAGACAGTATGGTCGCTGGTGCTGAGTTGACTTTGACCGTCTATCCAGAGGGTTCAGACAGCACAGACGATTATTTGAGTGGTTCAGTCATCATCACATCTGCCGATGTTACTGCATCAGCTGATGGAATGGTCGAGGCATCATTTAGCTTCCAAGGCACTGGCGCACTGACACGCGGCGCGGTGGCATAACTAGATGTCATTGGGAGCGCAAATAGCTGCGCGGCGCAATACACAAAGGCGCATCATTGACGTTCCGGAATGGGGCGAGGATGATGTGCCGTTGCGTTTATATTGTGGGCCGATCACGGCGGGCGATATAGATAGATTGCAGCGCAAGCACAAAAACTTTCTGAACGATATGACAATTGCCGGAATGGTTGATTTGATTATCCACAAAGCAGAAATGGAAGATGGGGCAAAAGCATTTACGCTAGAAGATAAGCCGCATCTGATGCGTGAACCGGTTGCTGTAATCTCAGAGGTTGCCGGACAGATGTTCGGCGAAACTGTAGACGTTGAGCAAGCGGAAAAAAACTGAAGGCCGATCCGTTACGGCTAAACATTATGGCTCTAGCGGATCGCTTACATAAGACGCAAGCTGAGATTGAAGAATTGACGCTGGACGAAATCAACGAATGGTTCGCTTATTTTAGGATTTTACAAGATGGCACAGAATAAACTCCAGATTGTAATCGCGGCCAAAGATACAACCGGCAAGGTTTTCCGTGGCCTCAATCGAGCGTTAGCCGGTGTTGGGCGTTCAATCATCAGTATGAAAACGGCACTAGTCGGCTTGGCTGGTGCTGCTGGCCTTGGCCTTTTGGTCAAGTCGTCACTGGATAGCATTGACGCCCTTGGCAAGACCGCCAGCAAGCTAGGCGTTACCACTGCCGAACTGCAAAAACTCCGATATGCCTCTGAGTTGGCCGGTGTGGAAACGCGCACCGTTGATATGGCAGTGCAACGCTTCACACGGCGTCTGTCTGAGGCCGCTAGAGGCACCGGCGAAGCAAAAGACGCGCTGTTCGAGCTGGGGCTGAATGCGCGTGAATTGGCGCAACAGCCGCTTGAAAAGCAGATGCTCGAATTGGCAAACGCTTTTGAGCAAGTCGAAAGCAGTGGCGACCGTGTGCGTCTGGCGTTCAAGCTGTTCGATAGTGAAGGTGTGGCATTTATCAACACTCTGCAAGGCGGCACAGCGGCTTTGCAAGAGATGTTTGACGAGGTTGATGACCTTGGCGTTGTATTGTCAGCCAATGCCGTCAAAGGTGTTGAGGACGCCAATGATAGCTTTGTCAAACTGACATCGTTGTTTAGAGGTGTGCGCGATAGCATTGTCAGCTCGCTTGCACCGGCGTTTCGCACGTTTGCTGACAGCATCAGAACAAATGTTGTCGATGCTATTAAAGACGCGGGCGGGATCGAACAGTTTGGCCGTAATTTAGCGTTGACCATCATTCGCATTTTCAAGCGCGGCGCAGAGGGCATTGAAGTTTTTGCAAGTGAAACAATCCGTCAACTTAACCGCGTGATTGCATTCTCAAATGACGTGGGCAAAGCCCTTGATATTGATTGGGCAAAAAAATTAGAGCCCTTAAATGAGAGTGATCTAGGTCTGGTTGATGTTTTTGAAGATTTGGAAAGAAAAATCAATGCGCTTGGTATCGCTTCTGACAGGGCAAATGACGCCAATAATGATTTCAATAAGGGCAGTCAGGATTTAGGCAAAACGCTCGAAAAAGTTTTGATGACAATGGATGATGTCAGGATGAACGGCATCAACGCGCTAGAGGATGCGCTTGTCAGCATTATTGACCGGACATCATCAGTCAAAGATGCGTTCAAGTCGATGGCCCGATCAATCATCAGCGATCTGATCAGAATGCAGATACAACAAAGCATCACCGGCCCACTGGCGCAAGCTATGGGTTTCCAAGTTAGTGGGGCCAAGGCAATCGGTGGTCCGGTGCAGTCTGGTTCGGCTTATATGGTAGGCGAACGCGGGCCAGAGATGTTTGTGCCTAACAGTGCGGGCGCGATTGTGCCAAATGATCGGATGTCGGCTGGTGGCGTAATTGTTAATCAAACGATAAACGTATCAACTGGCGTTCAGCAAACGGTTCGGGCAGAGGTAATGCAGATGATGCCGCAAATTAGCAATGCGGCCAAGAGTGCAGTGCTTGATGCAAGACGGCGTGGCGGTTCATTCGCGGCTGCATTTTAGGGGTGAAAAATGGCTATAACATATCCACTCACATTGCCGACCGTTGCCGGTATCGCGTCAATCAATCTCCGCGCAGTCAACGCGGTTGCGGTCAGTAGTAGTCCTTTCACCTACAAGCAACAAGTTATCGCGCATCAAGGTCAACGCTGGGAGGCAGAGGTGACTTTGCCGCCTATGACGCGGGCAGATGCTGAAACGTGGATTGCATTTCTGGTGTCTCTGCAAGGCGCACGCGGCACGTTCACAATGGGTGATCCGAATGCCGCATCAGCGCGTGGAAGCGCGTCAGTGACCGCCGGAACGCCGGTTGTGAATGGCGCAGATCAGACCGGTGGGTCATTGACTGTTGACGGCTTGCCAGCCTCTGCGACTGGTTATTTGAAAGCTGGCGATTATATTCAGTTGGGCGGTGGATCATCTGCAACCTTGCACAAGGTTTTGCAGGATGTAGACAGCAACGCATCCGGTCAAGCAACCTTGGAGTTGTGGCCGTATATTCGCACTGCACCATCAGATGATGCGACAATTGTTGTTGGCGATACTGTCGGCGTGTTCCGGCTATCTAGCAATCAGACAGATTGGTCAATCAATAACGCCAGTTTTTACGGCATCACATTCGCGGCGGTTGAGGCGGTGGCGTAATGGCCAGCCGTGACATCACAACCGGCATTGCCACCGCGCTTGAGGCGTCCGAAATACAACCTTTTTTCGGCGTTCAACTGTTTTTGGACAGTGAAAATCTATATTTCTGGACTGGTTTGGGCGATCTGACGACTGGTGGCATCACATATGCTGGCACCGGTCAATTCCTTGCGATCTCAGAGATGGAAGAAACCGCAGAGATTGCGGCCAGAGGCGCGACAATCACACTGTCTGGCATACCTAGCAACCTCATATCGCTTGCGCTCACAGAACCGTATCAAGGCCGAAAGTGCAAAATAATGTTCGGCGCGATTGATGCCAACCGTATTTATCTAAAAGCAGAAGATGGCACATATATTTTGCGCGAAGATAGTGGCCGGATCGACATCACAGAGGGCGATGTCACGCCAGTTGTGGAGTTGTTCACCGGTTATATTGACCAGATGAATATAGATGAAGGGCCAGACACCTCAACCATTGTGCTAGCTATAGAAAGCCGACTGATAGACTTAGAGCGTGAACGCATTTTCCGCTATACTGACCAGAACCAAAAAGCGAGATTTCCAAACGACAAGGGTTTGGAGTTTGTTGAAGATTTGCAAGACAAGCAATTCAACTGGGGGCGGGGATAATGTTTGCGGCTATATTTCTGTTTTCAGCAATAATCTTTTACGCTGAACCGGCCCACGCCTTTGGTTTCGGTTTGATCATTGCGGCTGTTGTATCTGCGGCGGCATCCACTGCGTTAGCTTCAGCGGCAACAATCACAACAGCAGGGGGGATTTTCGCGTATTTTGGCGAACGGTTTCTAGCATCAGCCGCTTTGCAGTTCGCTCTTAATGCACTATCTCCAAAGCCGCGTGGTGTGCGTCAATCAGAACCATCACAGTCAGCAATATTGGTCAGCGGCGTTTCGCCGGTAGCAGATCACCAAATCATCTACGGTGAAACAAAGGTTGGCGGCGTGATCGTCTACAAAGAGGCCACAGACAACAATAAGTTTCTGCATATTGTGGTCGCGTTGGCTGGTCACGAGTGCGAAGAAATTGTGACTGTTTATCTGAATGATGAGGCATTGACGCTTGACGGCGATGGTGAGGTCACTGCGCCGGATAAATATGTTGGCAAGGTTCGGATCAAAACGCACCTTGGAACAGCCACACAAGCGGCAGACGCCGATCTTATCAACGAAAGTGACGGTTTGTGGACCGCTGATCATCGGTTGCAAGGTATTTGCTACGTTTATGCGCGTCTTGAATTTAACGCTGACGCTTTCCCGAATGGTGAACCTAACATCAGCGCAGTCGTTAAAGGCAAAAAAGTCTACAATCCGGCGACCGATACAACCGCTTGGTCGGACAATTCCGCGCTTATCGTGCGGGATTATTTGGCAGCGGCTTATGGATTGGCGTCTGATAGTGACGAGATTGATGACACACTTGTTGCGACAGCTGTGGGCATCTGTGATCAAAGCGTTGCACTGGCCGCTGGCGGCACTGAGAAGCGTTATACGACTAACGGTGCCATAACAACCGGCAACAAGCCGTCAGAGACGCTTGACGCGCTTCTGAGGCCGATGGGTGGGATGCTTTGGTATGCCCAAGGCAAGTGGCGAATGAAGGCGGCAGCATATGTCACGCCAACATTCACACTGACTGAAGATGATTTGCGCTCGAATGTATCAATCCAAACACGTCACAGCCGCCGCGACAATTTCAACATTGTGCGCGGCAAGTTTCGCGGTGCTGAAAGCAATTGGCAGTTCAGCGACTTTCCAGAAATCAGATCAACGACATTCATCGAGGCAGATGGCGGGCAAGAAAGCGCGATGGATTTGGAGCTGGGTCTGGTGTCATCATCATCAGCCGCGCAAAGAATAGCTAAAATAGCCCTTTTCCAGAACCGCGAACAGCTGACACTATCAGCCACGTTCGGATTGCGAGCGTTTCAGTTGCAAGTCGGTGACGTTGTAAAATTCACAAACACACGCGCTGGATTTGATGAAAAGCCGTTTGAGGTTGTGAACTGGTCGTTTTCGCCTAACGATAACGGCGATATGCTTGTCAATATGACACTGCGCGAAACGTCATCAGCCGTTTATGACTGGTCTGCCGAAGAAACCGCGTTTGAGGCCAACAACACGACACTGGCTGATCCGTTTGACGTTCCGGCTATTGGTCTGGCAATCACATCAGAGGCGCGGATCATCAATGAGCATCTGACCAATGTGATCGTGGCGACAACAACGTCAGACGCGCCGGAGCGGATCGACAACGTAGAGGTGCAGTTCAAAAAGTCTACAGATACAGATTACATATCGGCTGGGATTGGCGATCTGGGCAAGTTTGAAATCATTGACGTTGTAGATGACAGTTATGACATTAGGGCCAGAGGCATCAACACGTTTGGCATCAAGGGCGATTTTTCTATCGTATCCAATTTTGGCGTTGAAAACCTAGCCGATCCACCGGCTGACGTTACCGATTTCAGCTTCAACGTGGGTTCTTCCGGCATTTTGTTAGAGTGGGAACCTGTCGCTGATCTTGACCTGTCGTTTTATCGCATAAGGCACAGTTTTTTAGAGAGCGGCGCAACCTTTGCCAACGCAATCACGGCTGTCAACAAGGTGGCGCGGCCAGCCAATAGCGTGATTGTTCCGGCGCAGTCTGGCACCTATTTGATCAAGGCGTATGACAAATCTGGAAACCAGTCGGTCAATGCAACGTCAATCGTTGTGCGGGCAGAGGACTTAGACATCTATGGCACAACGCAAAGACAGACAGAACATAGCACTTTCACTGGCACTAAAACTGGCTGTAGCGTTGTTGATAACCGGTTGCGGATCACCGATCCATCAACTGCGCCCACCACAGCAACTTATGATTTCAGTAACTACATCGATACCGGATCTGTGCGAGTGGCGCGTTGTAGCACTGAAATTGACAACTTGCGAATAAATGATGCGGCGACTGTTACGTTCGACACGCTAACCGGAAATTTTGACAGTCTTGGCGGTAACTTTGACGATCTGACCGGCGGCTCATCTTTTGCTGACACTGATGTTATAACATTCGTTAGCACCACCGATGATGATCCCGCTGGATCGCCAACCTGGTCTGCGTACAAGCGTTTCAAATCTGGTGACTTCAGTGGACGCGCTTTTCGGTTTCGGGTAGAATTGCAATCAACTGGCGATGACGTGACACCGGCTTTGTCGGAGCTGGCCGCCACTGTGAGGTATTAAATGGCAACGCACGATTACATCATTTCGGATCAGACGACACCGGCTTTTCGCGCCGATTTGAACGATGCGCTAGAGGCGATTGCCACCAACAATGGCAGTGCAACCGCACCGTCAACCACGTATGCGGGTATGTGGTGGCACGATACCGCCAACAACTATTTGAAAATGCGCGATGCTAATGATGCGAACTGGATCATTGTGGCCGAAATGGACGTCACAAATAGCCGCGTCAAGTTGATTTCCAACAGCGTCAAAGCGGCATCTGCGGCTGGCATCGACATCCTTG